CTTCAAAAATTCTCCGGGGGAGAGTTTGAGAAAACATTTTAAGATATTGCGTGAGTATTTTCAGGAGTATATTAGGCGGAGGTCTCTCTAATAGGTATTGCTGCTTAATTGTTCCTCCTATTTTACTCCTTTGTACGGATAATTGTTAAGAGAAAGTGTACCAAAACTTAGTATACTCTTGAAAATACTCATATATAAGTTGAAAGGAGGAGAGCATTAAATGCCAAAACGTAGAGTAATCTCATCAACTTCTTTAGAAGATAAGCCAGCTTTACGTCCAGCAATCACTCCAGAAGGTCGAGAGATGCAATTAATTAATCTTGCTATGGATCTTGTGGAACAAAGGTTGCGTGATGGCACAGCATCTTCTCAAGAAACAACTCATTTTTTAAAACTTGGGTCAACTAGGAATCAATTAGAGATAGATAAGTTAAGAAAAGAGACTGCTTTATTAGAAGTTAAGAAAGAAAGTCTTGAATCATCTGCTCGTATGGAGAAATTATATTCGGATGCTATGGAAGCAATGAAAACATATAGCGGTCAGAATGATGATATAATTTTAGAAGGAGATGATAATAATTCATGATTAGACGATACTCAGAATTAATTCAGTTGTCCACATTTGAAGAACGTTTTAAATATTTAAAACTAAACGGTATAGTAGCTAACGAGACATTTGGCTTCGATAGATATTTAAACCAACAATTTTATAAATCCGCCGAATGGAAGAAAGTTCGTCGGCAAGTAATTATTAGAGACAGAGGATGCGACCTAGCATTTCCAAATCATGAGATAGCTGGTCAGATAATCGTGCATCATATGAATCCGATGTCTTTAGAAGATATCAAGAATAATCCAGAACTATTATTAGATCCAGAGTATTTAGTATGCGTATCTTTGGATACACACAATGCAATACATTATGGAGATGGTAGTTATGGAAATAAAAATGTCGTTGTGGATAGAATGCCTGGCGACACTACACCATGGAGGTAATATATGGCGAATGACACTGTATTAGAAGAAAAGATCCTATCTTCTATTAAAAAATTATTAGGATTAAATGACGGTGTTACAGTGTTTGATACAGATATTGTCATTCACATTAATACCGTCTTTGCGAATTTAGCACAAATGGGTGTTGGTCCGCGAAATGCTGAAGGTAAGAACATTGGTTTTAAGATTTCTAGTGGAAATGAAGTTTGGGGAGATTTTACATCAAATGATATTCTTATCGAAAATGTAAAAACATATGTTTACATTAAAGTTAAAATGGTTTTCGATCCACCTACTTCAAGCGCATTAATAGATGCATATAATGCACAGGCAAAAGAGTTGGAGTGGAGACTTTATACTCAAGAAGGAGGGTATTAAAATATGTATTCAGAAAAAGAAAAACAATATTACATCGAACGTGAACAACGAGATGCCAAAGGTAACATCAAAATCATTAAAAGAGATTTCTATGATGATCTTCCAAGAGCAGTATGTGATGTTCTAGATAATATTTCTTGGCGCTGGAGAAACTACGATTGGTTCGAAGAAGCTTGGAATAAATATAGAGATCATGTTATTAGTGCAAGTGCAGGAGGATTAGCTATCAAAGCTCCTGGTTTTGTATTTAATTCTTACATTGATGATCAGATAAAACAAGATTTTCTCAATAGAGAAGATGCCGAAGTTTTACACAGTGAGTTAGATTTAAACGAACTTTTCCATCATGGTATTAAAGGCCAAAAATGGGGAGTTCGTAGATTCCAAAATGAAAATGGCACTCTTACGGAAGAAGGCAAAAAAAGATATTCCGATATGTCTGATGAAGAAAAAGATGAGTTTGTTTCTAAATTAAAAAAAGAAAATGAACGTAATAAAGCTATTGACGAATATAATAATAGAATATCTAAACAACTTAAATCAGAAGCTGATGCTACAGAACAAGATTATAATAATAGCATTAATATGTTAAAAGAAGGACAAAATGTTACATCTAATTTATCTGTTTTAGCAAGAGATCCTAAGAAAGGATCTAGTCGCTCTAATCCAAAAGAAACTAAATTTGAAGTACCAGGTCCTTATTCTCAATTAAGTGATGATGAATTAAGAAGAATCGTTAATAGAATGCAACTTGAAAGACAATACGGAGATCTATCCGGAGATGCTAAATATACTTTAACAGGTAAAGAGAAAACGAGAGAATATTTACAAACAATAGGTGCTGTATTAGGTATCGGTGTTTCAGCTCTAACGATTTACAAATTACTTCAAAAAAAGAAAAATAATGTAGGATAGATTATATGTCCGCTATACTATCTAATACGGCTACGCCAAAATATTACGGCCGTTTTAGAGAAGCGGTCATGCGTGGCGAAATTCCAATATGTCGAGAAATAGAAATGGAAATGAATCGAATAGATGCTTTAATTGCTAACCCAGGAGTATATTACGATGCTTTGGCCGTTGAAGGATATATCAAATATTGCGAAAATGAACTTACTTTAACAGACGGAAGTGATTTAAAGCTATTAGATTCATTTAAATTATGGGCCGAACAAGTGTTTGGCTGGTATTATTTCGAAGATGTTACTGTTTTCGAACCAAATCCAAATGGTTTAGGAGGACAGTATGTTCGACATAGAAAAAAGAAAAGATTAATCCATAAACAATACATTATTCTAGGAAGAGGTGGAGCAAAATCAATGTATGCTTCAACTATTCAAGGATATTATCTTAATATTGATACAACAACAACGTATCAAATAACTACTGCGCCAACTATGAAACAAGCGGAGGAAGTTATGTCACCATTAAGAACGGCTATAACTCGTTCTCGCGGTCCATTGTTTAAATTTTTAACAGAAGGTTCTTTGCAAAATACAACTGGATCTAAAAAAGATCGTGTAAAATTAGCTTCCACTAAAAAAGGTATAGAAAATTTTTTAACTGGATCTTTAGTAGAAATAAGGCCAATGAGTATTAATAAATTGCAAGGTCTTAGATGTAAAATAGCAACTATTGATGAATGGTTATCCGGAGATATCAATGAAGATGTAGTCGGAGCTATCGAACAAGGTGCTTCTAAAGTTGATGACTATTTAATTATAGCAATTTCTTCAGAAGGTACTGTTCGTAATGGTCCGGGCGATACAATCAAAATGGAATTGACTAAAATTTTAAAAGGTGAATATTATAACCCGCACGTCTCTATTTGGTGGTATAAATTAGATAATGTAAATGAAGTAGCTAATCCTGAATTATGGATTAAAGCTCAACCAAACATAGGAAAAACAGTTGGATATGAAGCTTATCAATTAGATGTAGAAAGAGCAGAACAAGCTCCTGCAACTAGAAATGATATTTTAGCAAAAAGATTTGGTCTTCCTATGGAAGGTTATACTTATTATTTCACTTATGAAGAAACTATTCCTCATAATAAAATAGAATGCTGGGGTCTTCCTTGTGCATTAGGTGCCGACTTATCGCAAGGAGATGATTTTTGTGCATTCACATTTTTCTTCCCACTTAAAGATGGAAGTATTGGTATAAAAACAAGAAGTTATATATCTCGAGCTACTTTTGATAAATTGCCAGGAGCTATGAGATTAAAATATGAAGATTTTTTAAGAGAAGGTTCTTTAATAATTATGGAAGGTATAACATTAAACATCGATCAAGAGGTATATGATGATTTAGATGCTCATATACAAGAAAAAGGATATGATGTTAGATGTTTTGGTTTTGATCCATATAATGCAAAAGAATTTGTTGAAAGATGGGTTGCTGAAAATGGTCCATTTGGAATTGAAAAAGTTATTCAAGGATCTAAAACAGAATCTGTTCCACTAGGCGAATTAAAGAAACTTTCTGAAAGTCGATTATTAGTATTTGATGAACAATTAATGCAATTTTGTATGGGAAATTGTATTGTTCTTGAGGATACTAATGGCAATAGAAAATTATATAAGAAACGTCATGAAGCAAAAATAGATAATGTTGCTGCTATGATGGATGCTTATATAGCATATAAACATAATAAGGAGGCTTTTGAATAAAAATGGGTTTATTAGACAGATTGTCGCACGCATGGAACGCCTTTTTTGGAAAAGGGCCTCCATACGATTTAAATCAACAATTCATACAACCTAGATATATCGACTATGGGCTTGCTTCAACATACAGACCCGATAGAGTATATTTTACTAGGGGACAAGAAAAAACATTTGTTAATACTATTATTAATAGAATAGCTGTTGATGCAGCTGCCATTGATATTCGACATGTTAGACTTGATGATAATGGTCGTTTTAAAGAATACATCAAAGATGAATTAGACGGTTGTTTAACAGTTGAATCAAATAAAGATCAGGCAGCTAGAGCATTCCTTCAAGATGTTGTTATGTCGATGCTTGATGAAGGATGTATAGCAGTTGTACCTATTGATACAGATATTGATCCACATGAGTCTACTTCAATTAAGATTGAAACCATGAGAGTTGGTAAAATTCTTCAATGGTATCCAGATCATGTGCAAGTAGAATGTTATAATGACCATACTGGTCGAAGACAAACAATAACCGTCCCTAAAAAAACGACGGCTATTATTGAGAATCCTTTCTATGCAATAATGAATGAACCTAATTCTATATTGCAAAGATTGATTAAAAAGTTAAATCTGCTTGATGTCATAGATGCCCAATCTGGTTCTGGAAAATTGAATTTAATTGTTCAACTTCCATATGTCATTAAGACAGAAACGCGTCGTACTCAAGCTGCGCAACGACGTCAAGACATAGAAGATCAGTTAGCTAAATCACAATATGGTATAGCATATACTGATGGAACTGAGAAGATAACACAGCTTAATCGTCCTGCAGAGAACAATTTATTAAGCCAAGTTCAGTATTTAACGAGTATGCTTTTTAGCCAGTTGGGTTTGACCGAAAGCATTTTAAATGGTACTGCAGATGAAAAAACCATGTTAAATTATCAAAACCGAATTATTGTTCCAATTCTATGTGCTATTACGGAGGAATTTCGTAGAAAGTTTTTAACCAAAGCAGCCCGAACACAAAAACAAGATATTATGTATTTTGTAAATCCATTCAGATATGTTCAAGCATCTGATATGGCTGAAATTGGCGATAAGATGACAAGAAACGAAATTATGACTTCAAATGAAATAAGACAAATAGTTGGCTTAAAACCTTCTACTGATCCTAATGCAGATGAACTTCGTAATAAAAACTTAAATAGATCTGGTCAAGAGACTTCTCCTGGTCAAGATCCTAATAACGGTGGCAATTTAGATGATGCAGCTACTAAAAAGCTAACCGATTTAAAGAAAACTGAATAACGGAGGTTGTAAAATTCAAAATGGCAAAACCAAAAGAGTATGATTTTAGTGGCTGGGCTACTAAATACAACGTCAAATGTTCAGATGGAAGAACTATTTTAAAGCATGCCTTTAAAGAAGATGACTCTAAAGTTATTCCACTTGTTTGGAATCACAATCACATGGAAGCTGAAAATGTTTTAGGTCATGCATATCTTGAAGAAAGAGACGAAGGCATTTATGCATATTGTTCTCTAAACGATACTGATCAAGGCAAGAATGCTAAAGAATTAGTTCAACATGGGGACATTACATCCTTATCTATTTTCGCTAACAAATTGAAACAAAATAGTAATAAGGAAGTGATGCATGGAGTTATTAGAGAGGTTAGTCTTGTACTAGCTGGTGCTAACCCAGGCGCTAGTATTGATTATGTAGTTGCTCACGCTGATGATTCGGAATCAGAGGATGCTACTATTTATAACGATGAAAACGTACTGGAGATGTTCCATGCAGATCCGGAAAATCCTAATCCGGAAGAACATAAGGATCCTGAATTAGAACATAAAGATCCGGAAAATCCTAATCCAGAAGAGAATCTGGAACACAAAGAAAAAGCAGATCCTGCTAAGAAAGAAAAAACAGAAAAAACTGTTCAAGAAGTCATTGATACAATGAATGAAGAACAAAAAAATGTTCTATACTTATTAGTAGGTGCAGCTCATGAAGAAGCAAAAAATGGAGGAAAAGAAGAAATGAAACATAATGCTTTTGATGAAATTAAAAACGATAAAGGCGAAGTGTTAACTCACTCCGAATTTCTCGAAATTATTGCCGAAGCTAAAAAGTCTGGTTCTGTTAAAGATGCTTTCATAGCTCACGGTATCACAAATATTAGCAACTTATTCCCAGAAGACAAAGCAGCTGGAGCACCAGAAACTGTTAGTAGAAATATGGAATGGGTTGCTCAAGTTATGGGTTCTGTTAGTCACAGCCCATTCTCAAGAGTAAAATCTTTATACTTTGACATTACTGGTGAACAAGCAAGAGCTAAAGGTTATGTCAAGGGAAATCAAAAAGCTGAAGAAGTTATTACAGCTTTAAAACGTAGAATTGATCCACAAACAGTCTACAAACTTCAAAAATTAGATCGAGATGATGTTGTCGATATCACAGATTTCGATGTTATCGCATATCTCAAATCTGAAATGAGAACAATGTTAGATGAAGAATTAGCTCGTGCATTCTTAATTGGTGATGGACGACCAGTTGATGATGAACACAAGATTTCTACAGATCACATCAAACCAGTTTGGCAAGATTCTGAAGTTTACACAGTTAAACGTATCTTAGAAAGAGCTCAAGGCGCTTCTGACGAAGCATTTGCAAAAGCATTTATTAAGGATGTCGTTAAAGCTCGTAAACTTTATAAAGGTTCTGGCAATCCAGTTCTTTACACAACAGAAGATATGCTTACAAATATGCTCTTAATCGAAGATAAAAACGAAAGAGTTATTTACGACACAGTTGAAAAGCTTAAAACAGCATTACGTGTTAAAGATATCGTCACTGTTGAAGTTATGGAAGGTGCTACACGTACATCTGGTAATGATCAATTCAAACTTTTAGGTTTATTGGTCAATATGAGAGACTATCGTGTTGGTGCTGATAAAGGCGGTGCCGTTAACATGTTTGATGATTTCGACATCAACTACAACAAGTACGAATACTTAATCGAAACACGTTGCTCTGGTGCGTTAGTCAAACCATATTCCGCAATTAGCTTTGAAGAAAAAGGTTCTTTTTAGGTAGCGTCACGGTAGATCCCGAGACCGATGAGGCAGGTGCATTATTTGGGAAGTTAGCTAGTGAATTGCAAAGCGATTTAGTTATTAATAACGGAGTCGCTTCAGGCACATTACACTATATTAGTGGATGGACTGAATTTAGCTCAAAAGCAGCTGAGCAATCAGGCAACTATATAGCACTCAAAGTTAACGGTGTTCCAGAAGGAGCAACTGTTCAATACAAACTAAAAGGAAGTTCAAAAGCTCCTGTTACATTAGATCAAGATAGAAATATCGTGGTCATTTGTACAAATAAACCAAATGCAGTACTACAATTTACAGTAACTTTAGGCGAAGAAGTAGTAGTCAAAGAAGTTGCTTTAAGCGGTATTACATTTGAATCGGAATCTGTTGAGGAACCAGCTCAACCAGAAGGTAAATAATAAAGGAAATTCAAAATGAAGTTTTATGGTAAATTAGGATACGCAATTACGTATGAAAAAAATCCTGGGGTTTGGATGGAAAGTTTTTTAGAAATCGAAGCTTATGGAGATTTTATACAAAACACTTATGGATTAAAGGGATCCAATAAAGTCAACGATGATGTTAATGCTCTTTATATTATAAGTGTTGTCGTTGACTCTTATGCCATTGATAATCTTCAATTTTTGAAATATGTTTATTATAAAAATGTTACTTGGAAAGTACATAGAGCCAAATTAGAATATCCTAGATTAATAATTACTTTGACTGGAGATCCATTTGAAGTAAGCAGTAAAATATCGACTAATAAAAGAGAAGCTGATGAATATGTTAATAATTATATTGTTAATAATATGCCAAGCTTAAATTGCAAATTAGTACCAGATAAATACAAAAAAAATCAAGAAAATTTGGAAATTACTTTTGAACCAGTAACAGATCCAGTGTTATTGTATTATATAAATTATAAAAAGACTATACTTAGAGCTCAATTATTAGTTCATTCAGCTGGCCAATGGTATACACATGATGGTAGTACAAATCCATCTATATCATTAACCTCAACTAATAGAAAACGTTTCGAAAGCTCAGTGTTCGTTAGATCAAGAGCTAATGATAAATCTTTTTATGGTATTAGTCATATAAATTTATCGGAATCAGATTTAAAAAATGGAAAAGTTATACTTAAAAACATTTTTTCAATTTCTAATTTTGGATCTCATAATGGTTTTATAAGAGCTCGTTCCGAATATATAGATCCAGAACAAAATTTTGCATGCGAATTATATGTATTTTGTACCGAACATAGTTCAGATTTTAATTCAAATGCAGACATTTTATATTATGAATCACAAGGATTTAGAAGATTATCTGATAATACAATAACTAAAAAATTTTAAATAGACTCTACTTGTCGCTGTCCGACTTCGAGGGTTGATATTTTTAAGGAGATTGAAAATATGCGAAATAGAATACAATTACACAATATGTTAGTAAAAATTTTGGGATCTAGAAATGTATATTTTCAACCCCCAGAAACAATAAAAATTAATTATCCATGTATTATATATGAACGTCATGACATAAATAATACGTATGCTAACAATGATGTATATTTAGATCCAAGACAATATAGAGTAACTATTATTGATCCAGATCCAGATAGCGAAATAGTTAACAAAATGGCCAAGTTTAAAACGGCAAGATTTGTAAGACATTTAGTCGTTGATAACTTAAATCATGACATTTTTAATATCTATTATTAGGAGGATATATCATGGCAGATAGTAAAAAAATCCAATGGGACAAAGTTGGTGAACATTTTTATGAGACTGGCGTTGATCATGGTATTTTGTACCCAATGAATGCTAATGGCCAAACCTACGACAAAGGTGTTGCTTGGAATGGTTTAACAGCTGTTACAGAATCTCCAGAAGGCGCTGAAGTTTCAGCAATTTATGCGGATAATATTAAATACTTAAATTTAATGTCTGCAGAAGACTTCAAAGCTACAATTGAAGCCTATACATATCCAGAAGAATTCGAACAATGTGATGGTTCTGCTTCTTTAGCGGAAGGTGTCAAAATTGGTCAACAAGCTAGAAAAGCATTTGGTTTCTGCTACCGCACTAAAGTTGGTAATGATCTTAATCCAGAACTTGGTTATAAGATTCACCTTATTTATGGTGCTACAGCAGCTCCATCTGAAAGAGCTTATGAAACAGTCAATGATTCCCCAGAAGCAATCACATTCTCTTGGGAAATTTCCACAATTCCAGTGGAAGTTACTGGTTTCAAACCAACTGCTCACATTGAAATCGATTCAACAAAAGTCGGTGCCGATAAACTTGCTTTAATCGAAGCCGCTTTAGCCGGTACCGATGAACAAGAACAAGTAACTGCAATTGCAGCTAAAGTTCCTGGTTTTACAGGAGAACCAATGCTCTTGTTACCAAACGATTTAATCGCATTATTAGCTTAAGCTTAACCGATTAATTATTAAATTAAAGGCCCTTCCTTTCCAAATTCAAAATGGATTGGAGGGGTCTTTTTAACAAATTAAATAAAAGGAGTAAAATAAAATGTTAAAGAAAACAATTAAATACACCGATTACAATGGTGTCGAAAGAGAAGAAGATTTCTACTTCAATTTATCAAAAGCGGAAATCGCTGAAATGGAATTAGAAATTCCTGGTGGTATGACAGCTATGTTACAAAGAATTACAGCAGCTCAAGATACCCCATCATTAGTAAAGATTTTTAAAGATTTAATTCTCCGTTCTTATGGTGAAAAGAGTGCGGATGGTAAGAGATTTATTAAATCTCCTGAATTAAAAGAATCTTTCTCACAAACAGAAGCATATTCTGAATTATTTATGGAATTAGCTACAAATGCTGAATCAGCATCTGCTTTTATTAGTGGAATTATTCCAGCTGATGTCGCTAAAGCATCTAAAAAACAAATTCCAGTTCCAGAAAAATAATTTTTAAATAAAAAAAACAAATTAATAAAAGGAGAGACTATCAATGTTCGAATTAAAAATAGACGTAAAAGAAGGTTGGGATGCTTCAAAGAACGAATTTGTTGTAACTAAACCAACAACATTATGTTTAGAGCATTCGTTAGTCTCTCTTTCTAAATGGGAGGCTCACTTTAGAAAACCTTATTTGTCTACAGATAATAAAACTAAAGAAGAAATCTTGTATTACATTAAATGTATGACTATTACACAAAATGTCAATCCTATGATATATGAATTATTAGGAGAAGAAGAGTTTAAACAAATAAATGATTATATTAGCGATACTGCTACGGCAACATGGTTTAACGAAAAAAAAGCTGAAGGCGGAGCCCCTGTTAGACCAAATAAACAAATTATTACGAGCGAATTAATTTATTATTGGATGGTATCTTATGGAATACCATTTGAATGTCAAAAATGGCATTTGAATAGATTATTAACATTAATTAGAATATGTAATGTCGAAGAAGCTAAACAATCTGGTAAACACGGCGGTAAAATGTCTAAGAGAGATATATTATCTCAAAACAGAGCATTAAATGCTGCCAGACGACAAAAATATAATACAAAAGGATAATTAATATGAGCATAAAAGTAAAAACTACAGGTGATTTTAAAAATACTGAAAAATATTTACTATCTCATAAAAAATCTATGTTTACAGATGATCAAATATTTAAAATAGCTGATTATTCATTAGAGTTATTTAGAAATAATACTCCAAAAGGTTCTGGAAAAACATCAGAGTCATGGAGTTATGAAATAAAAATAATAAAAGGAGAGTATGTTATAGATATGCATAACTCGAATATTCAAAATGGATATAATATAGCTATTTTAGTAGATGAAGGCCATGCTTTACAAACAGGCCAATTGATAGCTGGAAAGCATTATATAGACCAAACAATAAAAGAAATATTTAAATATATAGATAAAATGAAATAATTTTAATAAGAGAGGAGCTTGATTGTACATGGCAAAAGATACCGTAGATACTCGAGTTGTCCGAATGGAATTTGACAACAAACAGTTTGAAAAAAATATTAAGCAAACATCTAAGTCATTAGATAACTTCAAGCGAGATCTCGACTTTAAAGGTGTTGGCGATAGTTTAGAAAAAGTTAAAGTTAAATTCTCAGCTATGCAAATAGCGGCTACAACATTCGTAGTTAATTTAACAAATCGTTTAATGCAATTAGGTTCAACTTTAGTCAAATCACTTTCTGTTGATAATATATCATCTGGATGGGCTAAATTTGGAGAAAAAACAATATCGGTAGCCACTATGATGGCTCAAAAAATACGTATAGCTGGTGAAGAAATAACGGATCTAGCTAAAAAAACTGAAGTTGTAAATGAACAACTTGACAAATTAACATGGTTCTCTGATGAAACATCGTATTCATTTACCGATATGACCAATTATGTTGGTAAATTTATTGCAGCAGGACAAGATTTAGATAAGTCAGTAAAAGCAATGGAAGGTATTGCTACATGGGCTGCTTTATCTGGTCAAAATGCTCAAGTTGCATCTAGAGCAATGATGCAATTGGCTCAAGCAATGGGTAGAAGTATTAACAGACAAGACTGGAGTTCAATCCAAACTGCTAATATGGATACCGAAGAGTTTAGAGAAAATGTTTTAGCAACAGCCGTAGCATTGGGTGAATTAACTAAAGAAGGCGAACAATTTGTAACTAAAACTGGCAAAAAATTTGATAAATCAGGATTTTTGCAATATTTTAGTGAAGGATGGTTCACAAGTGATGTTTTAGTTGAAACGTTGAATAAATATTCAGCGGCAGTTGATGAAATATATGAGATTTCTATTCGTGAAGGACTTACTGCAACCGAAGTATTAGAAAAATACGGAGACCAGTTTGATGAATTCGCGATTAAAGCATTTAGAGCTGCTCAAGAGGCAAGAACATTTACTGATGTTATAAATGCTGTAAAAGATGCGGTTTCTTCAAAATGGATGACAACATTTGAAACAATTTTTGGAAATAAAGATGAGTCGATCAAACTATGGTCTGAATTAGCAAATGAATTATATGACGTATTTGCTGAATCAGGTAATTTCAGAAATGATATTTTATCAGTTTGGAAAGAATTTGGTGGACGTGATGATATATTTGGAGAACATGGTGAACCAAATCAAGGAGCTTTTTGGAATCTTTATGATGCAATTATTGCAGTTAGAGATTTAATAAAAAAAGCTTGGAATACAGTGTTTCCATTATCTCAGATGGAATCTGCATCAGATCAAGTAGACGATATAGCTAGAAGATTAAAAGATTTAACACAACGAATTAAAGATTTTACTTATAATTTAAAAATGTCTGAAGAACTTG